TGTTACCTGACTGAATATTACCCGTCATGTTTTTGCGCAAAAACGGAAACTGCACCGTGTTATAGATGCGCAATTCGGCTTGCTCAATAAACCGATCAATCTGCTCTTTAGACGTTTCTATCGCGCCGTCAGAAACGGCGAAGTCCGGAAAATTATTTTCCGTGTACGACTGAATGTTATTGAACAGTTCGGTGTAATTCATATCAAGCCATTTGGCCTCGCGCCATCACGCCTTTGGTAGCCGCGCCAGTACCACGGATTTTAATACCAGAAGTCTTTGGCTCTTTGTATGGGTCACGACTGATGTTACCAACAGACATGTTCACATCATTAGCGGTCAAACGGTTACCACCGTTATAGCCACTGTTCTTGATGTCTACACCAGCTTCACCATTCATATTGTGGGGCGGAGCATAAACGCTGGCATCGCCAACTTCTTTACCCATCATCTTTTTGCTAAAAGTTGCCATATCAAGCTCCTTTTTTATAGGTGAAGGAAGACTTCTTCTGGTTAGCCACTTTGGCCAAACCACGACCCAGAGCTTTCATCTGAGCGTTTGTCTTGCCGCCTTTGGCAAGTTTTGTCATAGGCTGACCGGGATGTAGCTTTTTCTCGTGCTTGTGCACGGCTCCAGCTACCATCTTCTTGTCTTGTTTCAAATCTGCTTTGTCCATTTCAGGCTCCTTATGTAACTGTAACCGTAACTGTACCAAGTTCTATCGCTAACACCAAGTTATTTGGCGTTAAAAGCGTATCAAAACTTCTTGCGCCACCAACAGGGTTGTACCCCCACTGAAACACCCGACTGCCTTGCTCTGGATAGCCAAACCCATCTTGAGTGGTGCTATCCGTTAACAGAATCTGTAAGCCACTTTGACCAGAGACTTGATAGCTCACATCAGGACGCGGCTCACGCACAGCTTGCGGATCATTGACTGGATACATACCCAGTTGCAACTGCGGCTGATCGGGATCCCAGCATGCGGGGCAAACCTTGACCTTAAATGGCTTAGTCTTGACTGTCTGTGTCTTTAGTTCCTTGAGCATGTACCTCTGCGCACAACGGTCGCATTCAGCAATTGCATGCTTACCGGAAGCAAACCGATTAGGCATAGAACAAATTCCTTGGCACAAACCTCAACGGAGAGGTATCGCGGTCTTCCGACTGGGCCAATTCCCACTGCTGTTCATACTCAGCCTTTAGACCCATTACACGGTTTGGATCAACATCTGGCAACTTCATGCTCAACAGATAGGCCAATCCTGCCACCATGCAGGGGATAAAGCGGAATGGAATGTCTTGGACAGTTACACCAGAGCCAGCGTCCTGAATACGGCGCATGCGGTAGTACACAAACATGTACTGATCCCCGGGGGCGTTAGGTGTAGGCCACACATTGATAGCAGGTAGGTTCTGCACGGTTATAGCTGCACCAGTAGTATGCGCTGCAGCGGTTGTACCGTTCTGTCCACGAGCACAGTTTAACAACTGGTTGTTTACAGGGTCTACGTTGGGGTAACTGATGGTTTCATTATCAATTTTGATAAACCCAGCAGTGGTCAAACCATCCACATTAGACAACGTAATTGTGGTGGCTGTAGATGAAATAGTTCCGTTAAGGGTAACCGTAGTGCTGTTCTCTTGACCGGACTGACGGTTGTACCAGACCTGAATTGGGCGACCTTGTGCCAACTTGTTTGGCAGACTCATGTAGGTCGATTCTGAAATACCGCTGATGTTGATATCGATCTGGTTAGATGTGGCGTTACTTTGGCGTATAACCATGTCTAGGAGATTGATTGTGTCCGTAGGCATGGGGTATATAGCCTGACCCGTCACCATTGGAATCTGGCCCTGTTCTACAGTCCAGAAGTTCAAACCACGATTTGCCCACTCAATCGTCAGCAGGTTCAACGACCGCCGCGCTGTGCGGAAGTTGTAACCCGTGCGAAGTTCTTGACCGCAACGCTCAAACGCCTCCTCAATGAGGTCGTTCATGTCGAGATCAAAAGCTGTGGTTCCGGTGGTCTTAGCCATTATCTATACCCTGCGGTTTTCTTTGCAATTGTTTTGGGTTGGGCTACGAATTGTTTTCCGGCGGCTTTTCCTGCCCGCTTGGCTTTGGTCGTCGCAGCGTACTCAGCAGGGCTGAGACTTTTGATCGCAGCTTCTGGAAGATATCGCTCACCCGTTTTACTAGACGGTTTTCCACTTTTGGTTCTCCATTTCTGGTCGCCCCAATCCTTTAGGGATTTTTGAGGCGCTTTCAATCTCGATAACCCCCGCCAGCCGCCTTGTACTTCTTGGCAACAAGCTGTGCTTTACGCGCTGACCACTGACCTGCGCCAGTGCCCTGCGTTGCTGCGGCTTTTACCTGCGACACAATCCGCTTTCGCAGACTAGGTTTCGTGTAATTACCAGCGGCGTTTACCTTACCGCCCTCTTTGAACTGGGTGAAATCAGTGTCATCCCGCCGCGCTTTTGTCTTAGCGCCGGGCATTTTTGAGGGGCGGATATCGCCCATACCACGGGATGCCATCATAATTTAACAGGCGTAACCGCCGCCCTTCATAGTGATCATAGTGCCGCGAGTTTTGCCTTTGACAGCGCAACCATCAGCCCGCTTAGAAGCCGAGCCAACAGAACCACCTTTAGCGTACCCTTTTTGACCACGAACTGCGTCACGCGGGTCTTTTTTCTCAGGCGCGTATTCAGTAGTAGTCAAAGACTTTGTATACGCTTTGTCAGTGGCGTCTTGCATTTTGCGGTCAGCCATTTCTTCCCGCGCTTGTTTTTCTGCTGGACTCATTTGGAACTCCTTAGATCAGCAAGTTTTGCCGCCCTTTTTCATTACACGAGAACCGATGCCACCGGGGACACCAGAACCGGCCATTTTGACCTGCGTACCTTTGGTTTTGCCTTTGACAGCAACACCGTCTTTGCTAGGAGCCGCAGTTTTAACTTTACCCATGGATGATGCAGCCATACCGCCTTTGTTCATGAAGATAGGCACTTTTTTGCCGTCTTTCATTTTCATGGGCATGCCACCTTTTTTCATCATTTCTGCTTTCATATCACCACCTTTTGAAAATTTGCGGTTCTTGTCCGCGTTGGAAAATTCTTTGCCCACGGACTGTGGGACTCCTACTTTCTTAGCAAACGATGGGTTGTTGGCCACCGCTGCCATGAAATTATGTTGTTTCTTACTTGTGCTAGGCATTACTTGCCTCCTGCATACCAGTTAACAAGCTGAACTAAGCCTGCGCCTACAACGCTACTAGCTCCACCGACTAACATCAAAACCTTCCAGCCACCACGGGCCTCAGACAACGTTTTGTCGATAGCAGACAGCGTTGCCTGCATAGCCTTCATGTTCTCCAACATCCTGTCCATATCATCTTGCAAATGCTTAATGTCAGACGCATGCGTAGCGAGTTCACGGGCAGTTTGAATAGCATCGCTCATATCAGCAGTTCCAAGCCCGTAGGCTCTTATTGATCCGTGAATCCGGATCGTTTGCCGTCTTCGCGCTGGTCAGCTTCTTTTTCATGCCGCTCATCCTCGCACAGAAAGAGTCTCGCCGGGAGCCGCCTTCTGGCTGGGGACGTTTCAAGTTCATGCCTTGCGCTTTCGCAGAGGCTCGGCCTTTGGCGTTCAAGCCGCCCTTCTCGGACTTGCCTTCTTTCCTCTGCCATGCTGGTGACTTAGCCATAATAAATTGTCGCCGTTACAGAATTACCAAGGCCAACGTAAACACCGTTGGGGCAATAAATACCTTCACCGGGAATCCTGATTGGCAAGCCTACCGTGCTGAATGTGTCCAATTCCAACAACAAAGTTGTGTACATAGTCACGTTGCCGGATGTACTAGCGGTTGTAGAAGTTACAGTAAACACGTTTGCATTTGTTACCGTTACTGCAAATACTGCATCTCTTGATGTGCCGGTTGTAAAATCCAAAAAAACACGTTGACCGTTGACCAGCCCATGTCCAGTAATGGTCACGGTAATTGTGGTTGTTGTTTGGCTGTATGTGCCTGATTTGCTCACTGTAGGATCGGCAACAGCCATATTACGTATTGAAGATGTGCCAGAAGTTACAGTAATGCCTTTTAACCGTGTAGCGTAACTTACCGCCGTGCCCGAAGCACTTTGATGGATTGCTTTAACGTCATACTGCATTGTCATGGCTTACCCCTTACCCATAAAAAATGGTTGAGGTTACGGTATTTGTTGGCAACCCAACATAAATACCATCTAAAGCCAAGATGCCTTCGCCCGGAATCAACGTATAGAACGAAGTGCCAGTTGAACAATCAAGCTCAACTAAAATTTGGTTATACACAACCACGTCACCAGAGGTGGTTAACGCCCCTGTTGTAACCGTGAAAGTATCTATTGTTACCGCTGTTACCACATATATATTGCTAACGGCGTCACCGCCATCAAACTGTAGCCACACACGTGAACCTAAAGCAACCCCATGACCTGCGATGGTCACCGTACAAGTTGTTGTTCCGGGAATGTCATACGTCCCAGACTGGGCCACATTATTGGCGAAAGCTATGTTGAATGTAGTAGATGTTGAAGGAGAGAGCACAACGCCCTTCAAGCGGGTGCGATACGGCACGGCTACGCCCGAAACGGTATTGTGATACGACTCTACGTCATATTGCATCGTCATTTTGCTGCTCCGGTTCTGGTGCTTCTAGCCTGTTTATGAGCATCTTGTACGCTTGGATTGTGGCTTGAGCCTGAGTCAAAAAGGTTTGGGCCTTATGTGCTTCAGTCTCAAGTTCACTAATCTCAGACTCCAAGAATTCCTTGGTGATCTGCATTATGCAAAGGT